AACAGCCAAAATATGTCCGTACACCAACCTGATATGTCTTCTGTGTTTCTCCAAGCATTGGGCGCACTTTCGACCGCAATTATTGCGTGCGCCCTTGTTTTTTCACGTGCCATGAGAATTGGCACGCTCTTTACCATGCTTACAATGCCTGCCGCGTACCCCATCTATCATTACTGGGGTGATAACGACAAGGTGTTCCTCTCGTCTTGCGTCTACATGACCCTTTGTTTGGTCTTGTTTTTGCTCCGGAGCTACGTCTGCTCCGCGATGTTCCTTTCCACTGGCGCTACTAAGTGCCTTCTTGGGGAGGGATGTTGTGGTGGTCCTTATTGTGGTGGGTCCAAAGACTCTTGGCGCGTCATCGAACTCTTGCGCACCCTCACCGGGCGCTGCTTTGAGAAGACATGGCGTGCCAGAGCATTCCGCGCGTTTGTGACAGTGTTCTTTGTCCGCTGGTTCACCTGGGTCATTTACAAATGGCTCAAGGGAGATCCGTTAGTCGGAGTTAAGACGTGTCCCAGCTGTCAGCAGCTCTACAAGTGCTGCCATGCTGGCTCTTGTGACTGTGGAGTATGCACTCGTCACCCTACGCTTGAGAGCCTAGAAACCGTCCTCCCTGGTACTATTGGGTTTGCGACAGATCTGTTGGCTCTCGGCTTCGGTGACCTTACTTTTGCTATCCCTGTCTATGAGACAATCTCTACCGTCCTTCGTGAACCAGGTAGCACCTACCGCTGTCTTTTGGCAGCGATCAAGGAGCTTAAATCCTCATTTCACAACAAAGATCGATGGTTTGAGAACGTGGGTAAAATCGCAGCGTTTGCTGTCGTCCTATGGGTACTCCGCTATGCTTACCGCCGTTCGGCGAAAGCGGTTGTTCGCCCTACCAAAAGGACAGACAGGTTCTCAGGATCCAAGCCGAATCCCCCCCCCCGAGGGGCGATGGGTGATGACGAAGATCCTGGTTCAACTAAGGGTTGGCTCGAAACCCTGAGCTCGTATTTTACTCGCGCCGCACCTTCTGCTGCTCCACCACCACCGATTTACGCGGTGAGTGAGCATCAGGAGATCCCCAAGGCCAAGCGCAATCTTTACATGAGCGCTGGCTTTGCTCCTTTTCCCGATGATGAGAAGTGTCATATCAGTGACCCGGATGATGATCCGGCTCCTGCCCACATGGTTCCGGAGAGTTTCTCCGTGAGCCCTTGTTTGGGCAAGGGCCTCTCAGAAAAGGTTGATACCCCTCAGTTCCAACAGGTTGTTTTGCACTTCAATGACTTTCGAAGTTATTTGATTGACAACTACGATAATGTCCCTAATTTCACCCCGTCTACTATCCCTGATGAGTGGATCATCATTTATGATGATTTTGTCACAGAGTCTCGTGGTAAGAACAAGGGTGGTCGTGGTTCCAAGAAGTCCAATCCCGCCTACTGGGCCGCCAATACGGCGGGCCAGCGCGCTAGAGCCAAGTACGGCGCTCGTTGGGCCGATTACAATGAGGATGAAAGGCAAAATCTCATTGATCAAGAACAGATTGCGCACATCGCTAAAAACGATGGTGCAATCATGAGTGATCTTCGGGATTATATCTCCACGCGCCTCCACGGTGGGGATTCTCTTTCTCTCAGAAGTGATAAGCTTAACCTTGAACCGTACATGACCGAGCTTGGACAAATGAGCATTCGGGACCTCAAGCACCTTAACAAAGTGCTTGACGGTAAGGAGAGCTCCCGTCCCTGGGAGTCTGTTACTTCGGAGTTTAAGGAGGCCGCCGTTATTCAACCTGGCTTGTCCACAGAACGTCTTCGTAAGGGGATTGTTCGTTGTTTGGATGAGGAGGGTAAGTTGGTTTACCATGCCACGGCTATTGGTACGTATCTCGTCATGCCTCAGCATGATGTAGAGCGTGTCCATAACGTCGAGTTTGGTGGATCTATCTATCCCCTACCAAAGCCAGCCCAGGGCCGCCCTGCCAACATTCGTATGAAGCCCACCATCTCTGGTTTGCTTTCCTTGAGGAAGTCTGAACTGGCTGATGGTTGTGGCGACCGTGGTGGTTTTATCTCGTTGCAGAATGCAGCTGAGGTTAACTACTTCGTCCCCAAACGAGATGGCGAGCGTGTTTATGGTAAGTACAATTCCCTTCCCGGGGATTGTGGCTTGCCGTTGTACGCCTGGGAAAACGGCGAGTGGCGAGTAATCGCTATCCACGAGGGCAACATCAGTGGCCAAGGTGAAAACTTTGGCCTGGTGCCCAACCTCGTGGGCCCCCCAAACTAGAGCGGGCCTTGGCCGCCCTGGAGCCCTATGAGCAATTCGGTCTCAAGGTTACTCCCGCGCGGTACAAGGCCCCTCTTTCCCCCTTTGGTTACGTTTGTGTGCGACCGAAGAGGGTAACCGAACCTCAAATGGTGCCTGGCGTTAGGTCTGTTATGGACGAGAACAATATGCCTCAGACTTTTGCTCCTGGCCTTCGTGATTACGTCACAGAGGTCGAGCAGATAACGCTTTCGCACTTCACACAAAAACCGTACGGCCATGAGCGCTACTATCGGCTCATGGTTGGGTACGTCATCCGCGCGTTAACAGCCCTCCACCCCGGGGTTACTATACGTTTTACACGTAAGACCCCCGAGGCCACGTATGAGTGTGTTGACGCTGTGGGTGCTGCCAGCTACCCTTTTAGTGGCACCAAACAAACAGCAATATTGGATCCTAAAATTCGATCATTCGTTGAGGAGAACTGGTGCCGTTACCTTCCTGCCGTGTATAACAGTTTCCAGAAAAATGAGATACGCAAGGTTGTTGACGGTGTCCCTAAAGCGACACACCAGATTTCCAGTTTGAACGTCTACTCCTACCTTTTGCAGCTGAGTTTGTATTGTGATTTTTTCCATGCCCTTTATGATTTGGGGTCGACGAACCGTTCTTGGTTCGCCCCTGGCATGACGTTTCTACACGGGGGCGCCGACGTTTTTGCGCGGCGCTTCCTCGGGTATGATACGTACGTGTGGCTCGATTTCAAGAAGAACAATCACACCGTTGGTGTTGATGAGTGGTCTTGGCTCTTTAGTGAGCTTCGCCAACTCTTCGACGTCGACGATGATACATATCTTGGCATTACTCGTGTGTCCTACACTGGCATCGAGATTTCTTCTCGAGGCTCAGTATACGACATGCCTGCTAAACTGCAGAGCGGAGAGTATGGAACCTCTATTTTTACGACGCTCATCGTTATAGCCAGAACCTTGGCACTTGTCGATGAGTTAGTTGGGCTCCGATCACAGTACGACTTCTGCGTGTACGGCGACAACATTTTGATGGCCTTCCGAGAGAAGGTCACTCATGATGATGTGGACCGTGCGTGTTTGAAGTACGGCTTTGACGTGGAGCGCGATGTGTCGTCCGATTTCGGACAGGCTGAGTTCCTCAGCCACGTGTTTCGGCACGTGGTCCTGGAGCACAGCTCAGGATACTGCGCTCTCCCGACCAGTATAGTTAAAGTCCTGTCAGCCTTGAGCTATTGTGACTCTAAGTATGGCCCCGTCGAGATAGCGTCGCGTTTCCACGCCCAACTACAGCGTACTGCTCCTGACCAACAGATGTACGCCCTCGTAAAGCTGGCTTTTGACCGGTGGCTGTTTACAGTCGATCGTTCGATGCCCAGTGCTCTTCTTGATCATTATATTGGCCTGTGCTGTCTCCCAAGAACCTATCTAGCACAGATCCATGTTTATCGCCCTGAGTAGGTGTGATTTACCTACCCACTGCTTGTTTTTAAGCGGCTCGGTAAGCATTTGCCGTTTGAAAGCATAAACGAATATACTATCAAGACTAATTATGGAGACCAAATCTGTTACAAACATTGATCAGCTAACCAACCGATTCAAGGCAGAGATGCAAAAGATGGGAGCCACTCCCGAGGGTGCTCAGTGGGGCCTTGCCGCCATTGACATCTTCCATGACTCCAATCTTGAGGTTTGTGGGATGCCGGACCAAACAGGTGGAGTTTCCGCCGTCTTCGATGTCCGCCAGACTTTCCAACTTGTTAAGCCTGGTAACATTGCTGGCGCGTGGGACTGCCACATAACCTGCAACCCCATCCAAGCCTCGAGCGTCGCTGCCGTTTTTCAAGGCGCCGGGGTCACCTATGTTCCGAACAACGCCGTGTGGACCACTACTGTTCCCAACAACATCGACGGATTAGCCGTCCCTGCTGCTGAGACCTCTATGCCATGCTCCTTTATTTCGGCTTCTATGGTGCCGACAGGTCAACCAACTTTCCAACCTCTCTCCGCTCTTGGAGAGATGGATCGATTTGACTTGTCCCCGTTCTTTAATGAGCGTGGTCGCAATCGTGTTATTGCCGCCGCGTTTGAGGTGCACAACGTGACCGCTGAGCTTCAGAAATCTGGCTCTGTGACGATGTATCGTTGCGAGAACCAGACTGAGCTGCGTAACTATTCCATCTCAACCGGCGGCACCACTTTTGTGAGTTCCACTACCACGCTCACTTCCGCGGGCCCCCCTAACACACTTGCTGAAGCCCAGCAGGCCAGCGGTATAACTAACGAAGCGCAGTTCGGGTGCATTATCCCGATCTGCATTGACGCCATGGACAACTCACCGACGCTAATGGCCGGGTATCAGAATTTGCTCTACTTGAACAATGACAATACGGCTTGGGCTCCCTTTGGCAAGTTTGCCTCTGGAAGCACTACTCCGTATGTCGTTCAGCGTTTACCTATTGAACGCAGTGGTGCATATTTTGCTGGTCTTAGCGACGAGACGTCGCTCACGGTGTCAGTTCGCGTCTGGGTTGAACATTTCCCTTTCGCGGGCTCCGCTTTTTATCCGCTCGCCAGGCGTCCTCCACCCATGGACCTTCGGGCTGTCCAACTCGTAGCTGAGATTCAATCTCAGATGCTTGCTGGCTACCCTGTCCACGAGAATGCCGCTGGTGACTTCTTCAAGCGCGCTCTCAGCGCCCTTGGTAACATTGCTTCTAAGGTGGTCCGCCCTATAAAGGCGGTCGCCCCTTTTCTCGGCCCTAAAGGCGAGAAATTGGTTCAAGTTATCGAGGTTGGTGAGAATGCCGTTAAAGCATTGAAAGGCAAGAAGAAGAAGGCCCCGCCGGCCGCCGCCGTTAAAAGCGGTGGCATGCGGGTTGCTGCTATTTAAATGTAACAGTTGAAAAAGCCGCGTTATAGCTCGAGAAGTTTTATGTCCGGGCATTTTCCGGGTCTTTCTCGCTCGAGAACTAAACGCGGGTACGGAGTGGGTACCTGGATAAACAGTGTGTTCGACACGCCTTCTGTGTAGTCAAGAAGGTTGGCCCCTTTGAACTTAAGGGGGCCATGGTCTAATCCTAGTAATAGGTGGGGAGACGTCCGCGCATCCGAAATGATCCATGAAGCACTAGGCCAACAGTGATTGGGCCCTTTTATGGGCTCATGATCTTTGTCAACCGTGGTTGGTTGACTTAAGGGGCGGCACCCGCAAGGGTGGGTTAAGAGTGACATGCATTGTGATGCCAGGGTAAATCCTGCTCTCAGTACTAAGTGG